TGGTTTGAGTCCCGGTGGCTGTTTCTGTAATGCTTGTCGGGAACGTTGCTGCTGCCCTGACCAAGTCTTGCAGAACTGCCAACTCTACTACCGGGGCGTTGTAAGTTGATCCGGGAGCGTTGACCGAGTCGGTTATGGTGGCAATCTCAAGCAAGATGCCACGTAAGATTGCCTTGGCCGATATAGCGTCTGTGCCTGTCGCCGTCTCAATGACCGCCGCCGCAAGGGCGGTAAAGGCGTTGATCTGATCTGTACCCGTGGCTGATTCAGCAATAGCTGCTGCCGCCACCATAAAGCCTTGAATAATGTCTTGCGCTGTGGCTGTTTCTGCAAGCTGTGCTTGAAATGTGGCCCTTGCGCTGTCAGCATCTGCTGCTGTGGCGGCTTCAATAATGGCGGCAAGGTATGTCTTAGTCGCAATGACCAGATCACTAATTGTGCTGGCTTCAGCAATTGCTGCGTTTAAAGCAGCCAGAGCAGATACTGTGTCAGTACCGGATGCGGTTTCATTGATAAGTGCAATAGCTGCAAGGATTGCAGATTCAACGTCAGCGCCGGTGGCAGTTTCAGTGATGTTGGGATGGACAATGTATCTTGCCGAGATGGAGTCGGTGCCAGTGCCAGTCTCAGAGATGGCGCCAAGGTATTGAAGACCGCCTGAAATACTATCTGTGCCCGTGCCAGTTTCGGTGATTGTCCCAAGGAGCGTGACTTTGGCTGTTATGGAGTCTGTGCCCGTGCCAGTTTCGGTGATTGTCCCAAGGAGCGTGACTTTGGCTGTTATGGAGTCTGTGCCCGTGCCAGTTTCGGTGATGGTGACGGCGTAGACCGTACCGCCTGCGGCAACAAAGTACCAGCCCAGCGAGCCGCTGTTTGTGGAGTTCGGCCCGGCGTACCACTCGTTGAGCAGGTCATACGCCCGGACGTTGCTGATGTTAAGGTAGTCCACGTTGGCTGCTGTACCTGCGCCGCTAAAGATCAAAGTACCGGGAGATGCTGCGGATGTGCCGCTAACAGTCAATACACGGGTTGCTGCCCCCGTTGCAGTCCACGGATCGGTCAAGGTCTGGGTGGTTGTTCCCAATTCAATCGACGTAGCGCCCGTGGCGCTGTAGGTGTTGGTGATGTCTTTGAAAGTGTTGTTGCCAGTGATGGTCAACGTGCCTGCGCCGCCTTGGTTGAGGGTAATGCCGGAATAGTTAACGCCGCCACCAGCAAAAACTTTGGCACTTGCGCTAGTTAAACTGATTGTTCCCGTTCCTGTAACAGTAAGATTTGTAGAAGGGCTTGCATCCCATCCCTGAGACCCTACACTCGCCCATGTCCCAGAGCCAATTGCTAAAGTACGAACACCTGATCCATCGAGAGAAAACGCCGCTCCATTTGAAGACAAAGTGACGTTATAGGTTGCGGCGTCAAATGTGCCTTGAAAAAGATAAAATGCAGTTGGTGAGTTTGCGCTGATTGTTATAGCATCCTGCAACGTAACCGACCCGCCGGGGCTGTTTGTTGTGACTTGCTGCGTAAATGTTTGCCCCGCACTCGTAATTGTCTGAGCCCCACGCCCTGCAAACGTCATCACGCCGGTGCCCGTCAGCGTTGTCCCCGTCCCGTTAATCCAGTTGCCGTAGATTGCTGGTATTGAGCTCACTGCCAACGTCATCGTGAGGACCGTCCGTAGACTCATGTCAATCGTGCCGATGTTGTAGTTGGCGTTTACCGTGGTCGTTGAGCCTGCTGCTGGATAGGCAGCGGCGGGGAAGATTGCGGTATCTTGGGCTAAAGGAAACTGTGTAGCATCTGCGGCTGCGCCTGATATTGGCGACCATGAGCCTGTGCCAGTAGTACCCCAGTTGGCGGAACCCGTGTTTCGGTAATAAACCGTCTTTGCACCGGGAAACGTAATTCCGCTGTTGCCTTTGCAATCTCCAGCCCGTGTCGGTGCAATTGGAGCCGCACCACCGGCAATCGCAATATCCCTGAAGTCGTAATCAGCCGCACCAGCAGTCAGCGTGGTGACGGTCAGGGTTCTTTGTGTGCCAATGGTGTCTGATGCCAAGAACGTGCGGTAGGCGGCGGCAGTGCCAGCGTTCAGGGTCAGTGTGCCGATGGTTTGGTTGGCGTTGAATGTGACTGCAGTGATGCCGACTGTGGTGCGGCCAGCAAACGACAATGTGTTAAATGTGTTTGCGCCTGTGATGGGTATAGAGCTTGCGGCGGTGGGGGTAAAACTGACATTATAAAAATTAAGGCCGCCCGATGTAATCCCCGGAGATAGGGACGACATGGTAATTGTTGATGTGCCCGAGTTAAATGAAAAGTTAGTAATAACGTTAAATGTTATGGTTGGCTGTCCAGTAACTAATAATACTGATGAGGCATTTAAATTTAATACTCGAATGTTTGAGTTACTTGAAAAAAGAGTCCCCATATTTACCGAGTAAGAGCTTGCACTAGATGTGTCAAAAGTCCCGTAGGTAACTGTTAATTGTCCACTGCTATTATTAAGTGCGCTTCCAAGCGTCCATATTGCGCCAACACCATTTACAAAAATCGTTGCTGAATTTAACGTCAAGCCATTGGTCGTAAACGTGTAGCTTGCGTTGCCAGCCAAATTCATTGCGCCCGTGTACGTCCGGGTAATTCCCGTGGCAGCAAAGCTGACGTTACCGTGAAAGGCAATACCCACCGATCCAGCAAAGGTTACGTTACCTGTTCCGGGGCCAGCCATTGTGAAAGACGCACAGCGGGCTGTGGTTACGCCAGCATCAATTGTGGCTGTGTAGGCTGTGGCGTTTGAAAGGTTGGTAAAGTTGACCGCATCAAGAGATGTGGGGATTGCGGCACCAGAGCCGCTGCCGTCAGTTGTTGACCATCGAGCCGTATCAGACCAGTTGCCTGTGCCACCCACCCAGTAAAGAGTTCTTGCGGCAGGAGTTGCTGTGAAGATAACCCGAGTATTACCAGATACGTTTGTGCTGTTTGCGCCAACGTAAAACTCACCGGGGCTGGTGGTGGTTACAGTGCAGTCACGAATTGAGAGGTAGTCAATACCGGAGTTGGCAGGGCCAGCGATGGAGAGATTAAAGGGTGTACCTGCCGAGCTAGAGTTAACTGTAACTACGTTGCCGACGGTTCCGGTTACGGCCCATTTCCCGATTGTTGTGGTTGTGCTAGATGGGAATGTAATTGTGTGCGCTACGGTTTTAGTCGAAGCAAGTTCGCCAAACGTATTTGCGCCACTAATTGTCAGCGTTGATGTGCCAGTTGTGCCACCAATGGTAAGTTTGTTGTAGTAAAGATCACCACCGCTAAATGTTCTTGCCGTTGTGGATGTATCGGAAAGAACGATTGTTGAGGTACTGGCAATGTTTGTTCCTGCACCTGTCCACACAGTTCCCGTGCCGGACAGTGTCCATGTTCCGGTACCCATCTTAGTGGTAGTACCCGAAGCAGGTATAAACACCCCCGTTGTCACGTTGTAAGTGACAGCATCAAACGTACCGCTGTTCAGGGTGAAGGTTCTTGACGAAGTTAAAGACAGCGCATCAGCAAGCTGTACCGTGCCAGACGGGTGATTGACCACTACAGGACAGCCAAACTGAACGCCGTTGCTGGTGATGGTCTGTGTGCCGTTCTTGGCAAATGTAATGGTGCCGGTCGTGCTGGATGACGTGACGCCTGTGCCAAACTTCCAATCTCCATAAACCACAGGGGCGTTTGAACTTGTCGTTAGCGTCATTGCGCTGGTACGCAGTGAGGCATCAAAAGTCCCGATGTTCCAGTTGGCGTTGATTGTGATCGTGCCAGTTACGCTGCCTGTGTTGTCAAACACCGCAGTGTCTTGAGCCAGTGGGAAATTGTTGATGTCAGGCGTACCACCTGATCCCGGTGCCCATGCCGTAGCACTCCAGTTCTGAGCGCCAGCAAGGTTCCAGTACACCGTCTTAGCTGCTGGGAACGTGATGCCTGAGTTGCCGCCGCAGTTACCTGCCCGTGTGGGTGATGCGCCCGATGCTGTCCCGGCAAGGGTAATGTCTCGGAAGTCGCAGTCAGTGGCAGAGATGGCGTTGACCGTCAGTGTGCGAGGAGTGCCGATGGTGCTGGAACTCAAGAAGATGCGCCGTACAGCAGATGCGCCAGCACAGGTCAGTGTGCCGTTGATGGTTATCGACGGCACGCCAATAGCAAGAGAGGCGATCCCGGCACTTGCTGGCGCGGGAAAAGTAAGGTTGTTGAATGTAAGATTGGAACCAGAGAACGTGGAGATGGTTGACCCAGCAGGCCAACTGACGTTGTAGAACGTAAATGTCCCACCGGCTACGTTAAATGCCCCCGTTACTGAGGTAATATTTATCTGAGAGGTGCCAGCATTTAATGTTAAGTTTGTGTTTTGCGAAAAGTTGACGGAAGAAAAAGAGCAGGTACTTGCGCCAAGGGTAATTGTTCTGACATTGGAGTTAACAGAAGAAAAAACCCCTGCTGTAACCGCATATCCCGCAGTGTTAAGCGTGCCGTTTGTCACCGTCAGCGCGTTTGACCCAATGTTCAACGCATCCGCAAGTTGAACTGTGCCGCCGTAGGTGTCTACGGTAATGGGGCAAGAAAATGTTTTACCTGCGCTGGTGATGGTTTGGGTTGTGCCGCCGGAGAAGGTTAGTGTGGATGACCCAACGCTAATAGATATGCCGGAGCCGTTTGTCCAATTTCCGTAAACAGAAACGGGCGCGTTTGGACTAAAAGTAAGCCCCAAAGTTCTGCTTGAAAAATCCACGGTAGGCAAATACCCTGCCGTTGTGCCCATAGAGATCGTATTTCCAACCGCTGGATTGGCGTTGTCAACAATTGCCGTGTCTTGGGGCAGTGGGAAATTATCCGTGGAAAGTGCGCCGCCAGAAGTTGCAGCCCAAGCATCTGCGTTCCAATTGTTTGAACCCCCCAAATTCCAGTACACCGTCTTGGGCGCACTGAACGTAATCCCTCTGCACTCACCCCTGTTACCAATGCGTGTGCCGCTGATGGGGGCTGATGTGCCCCTGACGTACAAACCACGGAAGTCTGCGTCTGTCAGGCTTGGGGCAGAGTTGACCACAAGGTCGTATGAGATGCCGTAGGTGGCTGTGGTGAAGAACACCCGCCTGTTGCCCGCCGTGCCTGTAGTAGAGAGGGTGCCGTTGATGGTTTGCTGGGCGGCGAAGGTGACGGTAACTACGCCAGCGGATGCTGGGCCGGTAACGGCGAAGTTGTTGAAGGTGTTTGCGCCAGAGATGGTTTTTGTTCCGGCTGTCGTGGAGGTAAAGGCAACGTTGTAGAACGTAACCCCGGTCTGAATTTGCGGTGAAACACTTGCGCTGGAAAAATTGATCTGAGATGTCCCGGGATTAAACGTCAGGTTGTTTTGCGTGTTGAAAAATAAACCAAAACCGCCCGAAAGGCTTACTGTAGAACTTCCAAGATTGATTATTCGGACGTTTGCGTTGTTGGAGGAAATAGCTGCGGCTGTAATGGAATAATTTCCACTATTAAAAGTACCACGCGTAATAGTTAAATTTGAATTAACTAAATTGAGGGCGCTTCCCAGCGTCCATTCTCCACCAACACCGTCAAAAATAAACGCGGTGTTCGATGATATTCCGCTGGTAGAGACAGTTCTTCCTGCTGTGGTTGAACTAAATGTGACCGGAATATTGGACCACGTTGTGGTCGCGGATAGCAGCATGGAACCCCGCACATTAAGTGTTGGGCCTGCGCCTTGTGCAAACGTAACCGTACCTGCCGACACCGTAATGTCCAGACAGGCCAAAGCGCCCGCCATGCCGACGGTGTAAGTACCGGCTTGGTCGAAGAAGACGCTATCGGCTACCGTAGGGACGGATGCGCCACTGGGACCACCAGAGGTGGCAGACCAGTTTGTTGTGCTGGTGGTGTCCCAATTGCCGGCGCCACCAACCCAGTAACGATCAGCCATTTACTCCTCCTGTACAGGAGGCGATTCTACGGGCGGTGCGGTTACGATGGCAATCCAGTTATCAAAGCGTTGCTGCTTCATTGCCTGAATCTCGGCCTCGGTCATGCCGTGATCATCCGGAAGATGGAGGGCGTCCCGAAAGACGCCGTAGGGGCTGTCAAACTCAAAGTCAATCTTGACCATGCCCTACCCCATTAACCAGCCAGACTGAAGGTGTACGTGACATTGAGTGTGTCTCCGCTTACCACGCTACGGTCGCCGGGCGACTGGAAGTCAGCAGCGGAGAACAGAGTGCCCGTGGAGCCACCAGCCGTGCTGTTGCTCACTAAGAAGGCTCCGCCCACAGTCTGCGTGGCGTTGATGGAGAAAGCCGCCGGAGAGGCGCTGTTGGTCACCACCGAGGGGTTGGCATTGGTAGCCGCAGCAAAGGTAGCCGTGGGACGAGCGCCAGCGTACGGGGTTACCTCAGTCCAGCCAGCGTGGGAGGACATGGTGTCACCAGCCGCCGGGGTGTTAGAAGCGCCAGCGCCGTACAGGCCAATGTACCAAGTGGTGATCTGGGTTGTGCTGGTCAAGGCCGTGCCAGCCATGTACTGAAGACCGACGTTGACAACAAGGTTTTGCGACTCGGCAGACCACTTGAGCAGGCCGTCCTTGTCATAGCACTCCATACGGAAGCGGCCAGTGGCTTTGGCAACTTCGGTGTTTTTGGTGCCAGCAATCAGACCGCCAGAGATGGAATCCGAGGCTTTTGCAATTTCGTTTGACATGATTACTCCTAGGTAATTCGGATGAGCGCGGTTTCAGGATGAAATGGCGGGAACTGAATTGTAAAGTCTTGCGTCAGTGTCACTTGATCAAGGCCAAAATTCAATACCCCAATTGCTTTGTTGCCTTTGCTGGCATTGTAGATAAGCGCACCCCGTACAGAAAAGCTTGTGGCGTACCAAGTTGGGTTGCTAAAACTTGCATATCCAGTGCCATTCCCGGCAAGCACCAGCGGATTAATCAAGACTTGCCCAGTTGGGGTATATCCCGGGCTGCTAACCTCATTTGTCGGCGAGTAGACCAAGGTGGCCGGGCCCAAGTTGGCAGAGGAGTTGTACAAGGCAATCTTGATGGAATCGTTGAGCAGGTCGTGAACGCCCAGCAAAACCTCTGCTTTGAAACTGGTGACAAGTCCTGCTTGCTCTCCCTTCATGAAGGTGTAGGCTTCAACCAACGAGCCATAGAGCAAAACGGAGTCGAAGTTGTCCCCAAGCCACGTTGTACCAGCAGGGTTGTTGACCGTATCCGCCATTGAAACCGGATAGTAGAAATAATGCAACTCGACCGAATACGGTTGATCCGGGGTCGGGCCAAGAATGAACGACAACTCATTCGTGATGGCAGGACTGCCCCCTGCTGTAGTGGTCGGCCCAAAAATAGCGTAGTACTTAGGCAACCCCGTCGATGTTGGGGACGGGTATACCTGCCGGATGTAGTTGACATCCACGTTTTTAAGGTAGTGGTAGTCGCCAGTGCCGTCAATC